TGCAGGCGGTTACAGGTACGTTTATACAAATACCTAATTTTAAGAAAGTACAGGCGGATCCTGACGCAAGATGGTGGACGGATGATATGATGGTCTATTTAGAGGAACGTTTCGGTAGACAATTTTTTAGAATGGTTGCGGCTATGTTTTATCCTGAACGAGCTAATAACTGTGCTTGGAGATTAACTAAGAAGTAATGTTCATTCAAGAAGAACTTGATAGATATTTCTATTGGATAAATGAGCGGGAGTCCATCCGTTATGTTAAAGAACAGACGGATGAGACTCCACCGTACTCGAAAGATCCAATATTTAATAATTATAAATTCTGTCAGGTTTTTAGAGAGGACGATAGAACTACTCGTTGGTTTAGACGACACATAAGAGAACCTCTAAAAGATGATCCCGATGTTTTTATGGCTACGGTTATTTTTAGATGGTTTAATCTAATAGATACAGGTAGAACTTTGATAGAAAACGATCTGTTATTTAATTGGGATAGGCAGAAAGCTATCGATTTAATTAAGGAGCAAGATCAGTGGATCACGGGTGCTTACATTATAAAAACACCTAACGGCATGGATAAAGTATCTGGAGTCGCTGAGTGTATTAGCCATATGTGGAACGATAGAGAATACCTTATAGAACAATCTAAGGGCTGTAATCTAGAAACTTTTTGGAAGATTATACGAGCTTATCCTTACATGGGACCGTTCATGGCGTATGAAGTAGTTACCGATCTTAGACATACTTGCATTCTTAATCAAGCTAACGATATCTATACTTGGGCTAATGCGGGACCAGGAGCCATGCGAGGACTGAATAGGCTAACAGGTAGAGATTTAAAATACACTAGACGTACTCACGATTGGTGCGGTGAGATGGTAGAACTCTATTCTTTATGCGAGGGTAATCTATCACCTTTGATAGCTCGTTCTTCTAACGAGTTTGAGTTACGAGAGATAGAGGGTGGTTTATGTGAGTTTGATAAATACTCACGAATATATAAAGGCGAAGGCAGAACAAGATCAATTTTTAAACCTAGCGATCTTCCTATTATAGAAGATTGCGGATCAAACGGAGAAAGTAATTATGACATTAGAGGATGAATTTATAGACTTGATAGATCAATACGGTGATTTAGTAGATATCTATTACACACAGTTTTTAGAAGTAGCGTTCTACTTAAAGGTGGCGGCTGATCAAGAAATGGCTGTAGGTTTTATTAAGAAGAAATTACCACAGCTTTCAACAAGCGACATACATAATTTAATTACAGAGATAGTAAGCGGACATCAGGAGCTGTTATGAATGTCTTATTAGGTAGGAATATAAACGAAGTTTTGTTAAAAGGCATAGACCTTTTTCAAGATCCAAGAAATTTTAGGGTGCAAGAAAGTAGAAACGGCGTTACCTTCGAGGCTTTAGAACCTGTTACTACGGTCTACGAGAGACCGTGGGAGAGAGTTTGTTTAATTAAAGATAGAGACGCTAACCCATTTTTCCATTTTATAGAAGGTTTGTGGATGTTAGCGGGTAGAGAAGATCTTGAGCCTTTAACTTTCTTTGTAAAGTCTATGGAAGATTTTTCAGACGATGGCAAAACACTACACGGTGCTTACGGTTTTCGATGGAGAGCTAATTTTAATTTTAATCAGATTACGATGATAGTGAATATACTACGTAATAATCCAGATGATAGACGCTGTGTTTTACAGATGTGGTCTCCTGTAGATGACTTAGGTAAACCAACGAAAGACGCTCCTTGTAATACTAATATTTACTTTAAGGTGAGAGATAACGAATTAGATATGACTGTTTGTTGCCGTAGTAACGATATGCTTTGGGGAGCCTATGGAGCTAACGTTGTGCATATGTCTATGCTACAAGAATACATGGCGTATAAGATTGGTGTTCATCCAGGAAGATACAGACAGATTAGTGATAGCTTTCATGTCTACCCTAATGAAGTTTGGAAAAGAGTTAAACATTTAAAAATAGACCCTATGACTTTTAGAGAGCATTGGGTAAATCCTTACGATAAGTTGAAAGATTATAAATATCGATCTTTTGCATCGGAGCCTGATAGTATTAGACCGTGTCCCCATTTAGACGATGAATTACATATATTCTTCGATAGTATGTTGGGAACGACTTACGAGTGGAAATCATACGCTATACGGAAAATAGCTAAACCTATGGTAATGGCTTACAAGGCGTATAAAGATAACGATATAGAGAATTCATATCGACACGTACAAGAGATTGAACCTGTTGATTGGATGTTAGCTTGTTTTAATTGGATAAAGAAAAGAGACAAGTCTGGCAAAGTAACTTTAATTAATAAACCAAAGGAGACTATATGAGTGATACTAATTGGGAGAAGATGAAAGAAGTGGCACAAAACGATCTTTCAGCTTTACGTACAGCAGAGACATCTTACGGTGACTCTTGGAAACGTAGGGGTGGGGTTGGAGCCTTTATGATGTTAGCCCGTAAATTCGATAGGATAGAACACCAATCAGAAAAACATGGTTGGGACGTATTCGAAGCGGGTCAGATATTTCAAGGCGAAGCAGGTCTGTTAGACGATATTAGAGATTTAAGAAGATATCTATTATTAGTCGAGCAGGAAATTTTAACAAACTATTCTGGATCAGCAGTAGCGATAGATCAAGAATACGAAGATGAGGTAGATGAATGAGTATATTTAGTTTTATAAAGAACTTATTTTCTAATAAAGAGGATAGCGTAAAACAGGCAGTAGAAGACGGTAAGGTAGAACTTAAAAAGTTTGATCCTGAGTTAGTTACACCTGAGCCTGTTCGAGCTAGAACTAAGAAAGGCACTTTTAAAGCGGATGATCCTTCTACTCCTGACGTAAACGAAGCTTACGTTGGTGGTAAGGCACCGAAGAAAAAGAAAACAAAAAGGTCTAAGAAGAAAAAATAAATGCAACAACCTATGTTTACACCTGATAGTAAATGGTCTGTACCTGATGTGTTTCCTACGTTTGGGGAGACAGAAACGTTAGCTATAGATTTAGAAACTTACGACCCTCATCTGCTTACTAGCGGTCCAGGGTGGGCTACAGGTCGTGGTCATATAGTTGGCATTGGCGTTGCCTCTGATAATTGGAAAGGCTACTTTCCTATACGTCACGAGGGCGGCGGAAACTTAGACGAAGATGTTGTTTTAAAGTGGCTAAGAAACACTCTTAAATCGGACAAACGTGATGTGGTTTTTCATAACTCGTTGTACGATGTGGGGTGGTTAAAAAGGGAAGGCATTGATATTCACGGACAAGTTCTGGACACTATCATTGCCGCTCCCTTGATAGATGAACATAGATATTCTTTCTCTCTCGACTCTTTGGGAGAGACTTACTGTAACGAAAAGAAAGATGAATCGTTATTACAGGATGCAGCTTTGGCTTACGGTATAAATCCTAAGTCAGAGATGTATAAACTTCCAGCTAAATACGTTGGACCTTATGGCGAGCAAGATGCAGCCCTTACCTTAAAATTATGGAGGGTATTAAAAAACGAATTAAGATATCAAGACGTAGAAAAGATATTTAAAACAGAGTGTGCTCTACTACCTCTACTGATAGAAATGAGATGGCAAGGGGTACGGGTAGATGAAGAAAAAGCACACAGGATAAGCGAACAGTTATCGAAGGAAGAACAAAAGATACAGGTAGAGATAAAACGTAAGTACGGTTCAGAAGTAAACCTTTGGGCTAATGCTTCGTTAAAAGACATATTCGATAATAATAATTTATGGTACCCGCATACTGAAAAAGGTATGGCTAGTTTCCAAAGAGATTGGTTAGAGAAACATGAACACGATCTACCAAAACTTATTGTAAAAGCAAGAAAACTAAATAAAGCTAGAACAACGTTTATAGATAAGATGATTTTAGAACACTCTTACGAAGGTAGAATACATGCGGAAGCTCATCCTCTACGTAACGATAGCGGCGGTACAGTAAGCGGTAGGTTTAGTTACAGTAATCCTAATCTACAACAAGTCCCTGCTCGTGACCCAGAGATAGGCAACTTAATTCGTTCTGTTTTTATACCAGAAGATGACTGTCAGTGGGGCGTGTTCGATTACTCACAGCAAGAACCTAGAATAACTGTACATTACGCTAATAAAGTAGGTCTAGCGGGTGCTAAAGAAGCCGTAGCGGACTATAGAGATAAAAACGCAGACTTCCACCAGATAATAGCGGACATGGCTAATATCCCACGTAAGCAAGCTAAAGTGATTAATCTAGGGCTAAGTTACGGAATGGGTAAAGAAAAGCTAATTAACGAATTAGGGCTTGATGATGTAGAGGCTGAAAAGCTATTTCTTCAGTATCATGCTCAAGTACCATTTATAAAAGGTTTACAAGATCATTGTACTCGTGTGGCTAACGATAGAGGGTACATAAAAACTCTAGGGGGGCGTAAGTGTAGGTTTGATTCTTGGGAAAAACGTTACGAAAGAAGCACACCGTTACCCTTAGAAGAAGCAAAAGAAAAATACGGTGACGATTTACGTAGGTCGTATACGTACAAAGCACTAAATAGATTAATACAAGGTTCGGCTGCTGATATGACAAAACTAGCTATGTTGGATTTATGGAAGGAAGGAATAGTTCCACACCTACAGGTTCACGATGAGGTAGATGTCTCTATCGAAAACGAACAACAAGGTAAGCGAGTAGCAGAGATTATGGAAAACTGTATACAACTTGCTGTACCTTTAGTTGTAGATATAGAGGTAGGCGAATCTTGGGGTGATACAAAGGAGGTTTAATGAAAGGTATATCGAAAGAACGTATGATGAAACAAGACAGAATGTATAAAGATATGTATCTGGTTTGGATAGGAGATGGTTGTACTCTACAGGAACTTGGAGAAAGATTTAACGTTACGAAACAAAGAGCTTGGCAAATTATGCAGAGGTGTCTACTCGGAGACGGTTACTATTACACAGGACAACAAAAAGCTAGAGAGAAGTGGCAAGAGTTAGCTAAACTCTACTCTAATGAAGAAGAACAAATACAACGAGCTTATAACGAATGGCTAGAAAGAAAATGTATAAGAACTATAGCTAACAACAAAAAGAAGGCTCCGCATACAGGATGGGATTTCTGATGAAGTTTGTATTAGTGTTCCCTCTACTCACGTATAAAAAGAGATTATTAATACAAGATAAGAGTAAGAACATAAAACAAGAATGTTATTGGTGTGGCGATAATTTTGAAGCTACTAGAAAAAAGAAGTTTTGTTCAGTAAATTGTAGAGAAGAAAATAGAACGTACAAGTGGGGGGATCTTACTAAGAATGTTCATCTAAGCTCTACTGAGGGTAAAAAATCTTGTTTATGGTGCGGTATAGACCATTTAGAAAAATCATATTATTGTAGTGATAAATGTAAAGAGTCTTACGATTTAGCACGAAATAAGCAGTACACTAAGATATACGAGAAAGGTGATATAAAGCCTGGAATCGACCAAACCGACAGGGAGCCAATAGATTGTTATGGGCATTGTACTCTACCTGAACAGATTATAGATTTGATAGGTTATACAGTAAGCGATGATTCTTATATCTATGAAGATCCTGTAGAGTTATTTGAGAAAATAAATGAAGAAACTACCCCCGCTAGATATTCAGACGGTTCTCATTATCAACCAGATAAACGTGCAAAAAATTATAATACTTTTAAATTTCAAAATATTTTGATGGGCACAAGGAGTGAGCTTTGGCTAAAGAAAAAGAACTCTGGAGATTGATTAAAACCAATCTACGAGATATACATCTACAACGAATAGAAACAGGAGCAACAGGTTCTGGAGTGCCTGATGTTAATGGTTGTGCTAAAGGTCAAGAGTTTTGGGTAGAGTTAAAAGAAATACACTCTGGGAACGCACTCACTCTACGACCTATGCAAGTTGCATGGATAGCTAAACGTGCTCAATACGGTGGACAAGTTTTTGTTTTAGCAAGAAAAAATGAAGTTATAAAGTTGTTCCACGTAGATGGTCTACTAGGTGCAAAAGAACTTATTGACGAAGGTTTTAAGAAGAAGGCTCTGGTTAAGCTTGTTCCTCCTTACGATTGGGAGGCTCTCGCTGCTGCTTTACTATCGTAGGTTTCTTCTTTTACTATATACCCCGTAGTTTACAGCTACGCTCATTTAACAGTGCAAACAAAACGGAGGTTTTTTATGGCACATCAAATAGAGACAATGGCGTGGGCGAATCAGGTACCATGGCACGGATTAGGTGTCGAAGTATCTGATGACCTTACACCATTGCAAATGCAGGAGGCAGCAAGTCTTGACTGGACAGTTAGTAAACGTCCAAGTTATACGCTTGACGCACCTGAGTGGAGCGACGACGTGGGGTTAATCCAAGCGGAGAATACTTTCCACATCGTTCGTGATTCTGATAACCGTGTTCTTAGTCATTGTGGTAGGGATTACGTCCCTGTGCAAAACGAGGACATATTTAAGTTCTTTAAACGTTTTACCGAAGCGGGACACATGAAGATGGAGACTGCGGGTAGCTTAAAGGACGGTGCAGAAATTTGGGGTTTAGCTAAAATTTCTGAGGACTTCGAGCTTGCGGGCGAAGACCATATTAAAGGTTACCTTTTAATACACCAACCGCATGTCGTTGGTAAGTCGATGACTGTTAAACTTACACCTATTAGAGTAGTGTGCAATAACACACTTACTTTCGCTTTAGGTGATAAGGGTACAGCGTCTTTCCGTATGCCACACGTTAGAGAGTTTGATGCAGACGTTATGGAAGCTGCGGAAGAAGCTCTAGGGTTATCGGCAGAGAAGATGAGTAAGTTTAAGGAAGCGGCGGAGTTTCTTTCTAAGAAGAAAGCTAAACACCCGCAGTTCTTAGACTTCGTCGGAGAGCTTTACCAACCTAATACCATGCTTACTTATAGGCATGAGCAGAAGCTTAAAGCTGACGGTAAGCTGATCGGTGAGCAAACGCCGCTTATTGATCAATTTAATAAGTACCCTAAATTAGTTGTTGATGCTCTTGAGCAACAACCAGGAGCTCATTTAGCTTCTTCTAAAGGTACTTGGTGGGGTGCATTAAATGCGGTTACCTACGTAGAAGACCACTTACGTGAGTCTCACGAGAAGGGTAATACCCTACACAGCTCATGGTTTGGTGTAGCGGCTAATCGTAAAGCGAAAGCTCTCGATCTAGCTATTAAGTACGCTGAGGTTGCATAATGGCTGACAGCCCAAAAGACTACAAAGTAGACGGTTTCGTGATGAGTAGTGTTTGGGTTGCTTTGTATGAGTCAGGTCAAGAAGACTTGGCTCATGCAATATCGGACATCATGATACAACAAGGTTGTCAAGAACTTATCGGGACTGAAGATCCCGCTATGTTGTTGGCTTTTTGGAGAGGCTATATGGAAGACAGGGGCATGATATATACCGTGCCTGAACCAGAGGAGGTTAATTAATGGCTGAATATAAAATAGAAAAGAATGTACCGTTGCCTACGGATTTACGATCTAAGAACACTTATCCGTTCGAAGATATGGAAGTAGGGGACTCTATATTTATTAAATTAGCGGAAAAAGATGATGCTCAACGCTTACGTAATCGTTTAGCTCAAGCTAGTCGTAATTTTGGTAAGAAACAAGATCCCGAGTGGACTTTTGTTCTTAGATATATGTTAGAGAGCTATGGCTCACTAGAAGTATCAGGAGTTAGGATATGGCGAAAGAGTTAGAACCAACTCAATACGTGAGAGATTTAGAGAAGCACGTAGATCATCAGGCTAACGATTTAGTGAAGGCTAGAGGTCTACTAGAGAAAAGTTTTAATATGATTGATATTGTTCCTAGTAACCTTCATCCGTCTCATCGAGAAGATGTTGCAAAACTAAAAGATGATATTGGTGATTTTCTCTACGGGGCTGATCGTAATTACGTTAATCAAGGTTAATCGTATAGTGCTTTACTTTCTGAGTTTCGCACTATACAATGGTTATAGTTTGTTGGTAAACAAGCTGAAGGTTGCACTTACGAGTGTGTTATTATAATTTAGAAAGGAGAATGTTATGACTACATCTACAGCTAAAAAGACTGTTAAGAAGTCGATAGCTAAGAAAAATAGTGGGGTTGTGATACCCGAGCCCACTACTTCTAGCAATGGGTCACCTAGAACGCTTTACAAGTTTACAGGTAAAAACCCTGAAGACTGTAAAACTGCTCAAATGAGAGCATTGGTTGACACAGCTGCTACAGCTAAGAAAGAGGATTTAGACTCTTCTAGCTTTACAGCTCAAGACTTAACTAAGTTAGCAGTTAAGATGAAGATACTTGCTACACGTCAGGAGCCGCTTAGAATCTTTAGGTTTTACGCTAAGAGACTGACGGATGAGGGTTACTTCGTCAAAGTCTAATTAATGGGGAGCAAGAGCTCTCAAGTCCTGCGGTTTTGTTATTTGTTTTGCCGCAGGACGACTTAAAAGGAGGAATCCATGTATAAAGTAGAATTAATAGATAACAACGGTAAGATAACGACTACCTCAGTCAGAACGATAGCTCGGATCGTTGTACAAAAAATCAAAGAAAGCGACTTCAGACAGAAAAAATATTTATCAGGTGATGAGTTTGCACTTTATCAGTTGATATTTGATGCCTTCGAAGAAGCAAAAGAAGAACAAGAAGATTCGGTGAGCTGATGACACAATTTAAAGAATTAGTCGAAAGACAAAGAGCTCTACTAAAAGCAGAACAGTGGGGTAGCGAGATAAAATCAGTACACACACATAGACTAAAATCATGTTGGTATGATGATCGACCAGAAGATACAGAACGTGGCTATGTTACTGATTTTGAATACAATAATGGGAAAATAGAGCGGCAACAAAACGACAAGATTATCCACGTTTGGTGGGAGTATGAGAAGAGTGCTGAGCAGATTTTGGAGGACATGTAATAGTGCTTTACTTTGTAGCCTTTGTTCCTTTAATATATCTATATCGTTTACTAGAAAGGAGAATATATGAAACAGAAACGTATGACAGCCGAGGAACGCAGACGTATTAGCAGTCAGTACACTATTGCACCTGCGTATAATAAAGGAGCCTATCAGGTAATACCTAAAGAAGATATTAAACATATAGGCAAATGAAGCATAAGGTCAGGTTTAAGAATTTCGGCGGTAAGCATAAAACTGTCGCTGGAAAAATGGAACGTTTGGAGCCTGCAATGTCCAGTCGCCAACGTAGAAGATTAGAAGCTAAAAAACGTAGGAGCAAAAAATATGTCAACAGACGTGATGAAAGTAGCGACTCTTAAAGAGTTAAGAAGAATAAACGGTAGGTCGATTATGTCGGAATATAACCAGACTGTAGACCTAGATAAAGTAGAGGAAGATGTGAGGGCTTGTGGTTACGACCCCGACGAAGTACAGTTTCCTAGTACGTTTTCGATGATACACGAACACAAACACGGATTAAAAACAGAGCCGCATATGCGAGTTAAGTTCATCGGTCCCATGAGTATCGCTAAAAAGATTAAAGTCGATTTCTTACTCGATATGAGTACTAAAGATTATAACGAACTAGAGACGGTAGAGTCTATAGAGCCTGAGGGGGAGCATGAAAGCTAAAAAGATAAGAAGAATTCTCAAAGACGGTGGCGTGGATTGGCGAGAAGCTAAGCACGTACAAGGGGTAACGAAAGATCGTGACGGTAACGAACAAAGACACCCAACGATCTTTTTAGACCCTAAATGCGGAAAAGCCATTTATAGGAGGATGAAGAAAAAACTACGTTGAACGTTTGCTTTAGGCTCGTTTGTTCGTCGTTTATAATTTATATATAACTTAAACAGAAAGGAGAAAGTTATGAGTATTGATAAAATCATACAGCAGATAGTAAGTACTATTGAAACTTTATTAGAAGCTATTCAAAAACTTACAGATAACCAGAAGACATTGCGTGATCTTATGCAGCAGCAGGTTGATATTAATCAACAGCTTACTGCAGAGATTACCATGTTGAAAGCTCAACACGATATTAAAACTGCGGAGGTCATAGATGTCAGACAGTAGCATTACTATGGTACAAGCAGTTACCGAACACGTCATGGCTTTACCTTTGGGATTTATCACAGAGGAGCAAGAAAGAGACTTTATTGATTACGTGCTCTATCACATAAAAGATAGTGATCGACCTCACTACCTGCCATCTATGCGAGAGGTGCACGAGTTATTTTTAGAGTACTTCCATGGCGATGAGGATTATGCAAATAATCCGACAACTGAAGAAGCATCAAGTCAGACGGATGCTTAAATAGTTAGGGTATTCTAAGAAGGGATTACTACAGGAAGGAATTTAAATGTGTTCCTGTCGAGTGGGTTTACAAGCACTCTATAAACACCGCCCTACAATTTGAAAGGAGTAATTATGTACAAACTGTATTTCGTAGATAAAGAAGATAAGAGAATCTTTATAGGTCATTTTTCCGAGATGAGGGATATGCGGATAGCGGTAAATTATTTTGACGAGCTTTGGTCAATGATCGTAGACGACAACTTAAACGCCGATATGGAGACCGAAATAGAATTATTTAGACGTTATGAGGGCGGGGACTTTGTTTATTATTCTCAAGAAGATAGTAGTGATCATGGAATAGTAGACGTTTATCCTGTTTTAGAAAAAAGAATTATAGAAGCAAGAAAGGAGGGCAACTGATATGGGCTTAGATTGTTACGTGGTACACGGTAATGACCAACGCAAATGTATTACCGAAGAAGACGACCAAAGGTTAAAAGGATTGAATCTATGCGGAGGCATGTTAAGCGGTCATGGTAACGACGGATCGTTTAGGGGCAAGGTCTACGAACCTTTGATGGACGAGTTACTCACTCACTCTAGATTACATCCAGTTTTTGGATGTTGGCATTTAGAAGGTGATGACGTGGTTACGAATGAAGAGTTGCGGGAACAAGCGGAAGCTCTAGACGAGTTGCTCGTTTATAAACTCCAACAAGCCGAGGACAACGATCAAGTGCTCTATGACGACACTATCATCTATCAGACAGGCAATGGTTGGAAGTATAAATACCACGAGGTTTGCGATTTAGCTACCTTGCTTCGTGTTGGTGCGGAGCGTGGTTGCGTAATGGAAGTATCTTGGTAAT